CACCTGCGCTGCATCGAACGGTTCTTCCAAGAGCTTCAACACGGCATCTTCCATTGCGAATGTGTCCGCTTTCTGGTCAGACATTTGCGTCCTCCTTTACTACAAATCGGCGCGATCCAACGGACACGCGCTCATTATTTTTGATTGCAATGTCCAGCTCGCTCGGCGTGAGCGTGCTTCGCGCAATCGTTTCCCAGTCCACACTTCGCCGTTCAGCTGTCGCCTTCCAGCTAATTGTGGCAACTGATCCCTTAAGTTGCGTTGCTTCGCGCATCGCGTCTTTAATCTGTGCTTCAATCATGCTGACAATTTCGTCCGCAGATTTTGCAACTTTGCGCGTGTTAATCAGAGAAACAATCAACTGGTCCAGCTCGCTGTCCTTCTCGGCGTTGATCGTCTCGCCAGAATCCTTTGGATACACGCGATCAAAAATTTCTGAATCGAGCGGCGATGGATCAGGCTGGATGCCGTCTTGCACATCGCGCCAGAATTGTTCCACTTCAGCTTCAATGCGCTCATGCTTTTCATCATCCCATTCAATCGTTTCGATGCGCAGCACCAGCCCGCCCAAGAGCGCGGCAATGTCTACATACTTGAAGCCGCTAACGATCATCTGCCAGCGCGCCTGTGCTTCAACTTCCGGTGGCACAGGGTACAGCTGCCAACGCGGGCTGCTTGAGGTTTTAATTTCCACAATGCGTTCCGTGCCTACAATCGTTCGGTCCAAAGACGCATACTTCCACGGCGCATCTTTACGGCGAATAATTCCATGCCAACTGCGCAGCTTAGTGCCTGGGCGTTCCGCTTCATACATCTTTGCAACAGCGTCTTCAAGAATAACGCCGCGCTGCGCTGCTACGCCCACGGGCTTTTCATCAAGCTCGCCGCGCTTTTGTAGATACAACTCCAAGCGAGACTTATACGGCGACACGCCAAGAACAGCGGCAACATCGCTTGCGCCAATGCCTTGCTTTCGCAACTCAAGCCAACGCGCGCTCCGCTGCGGCGCTTTAATGAATTCATAACGCTTACTCATGTGCGTCCTCCTCGCCTTCGCAGGCTATACAAATTTTCTTATCATCAAAACAGCGCGAACATTCAACATCGCCATCATCAGGATCAGAATATGGTTCAACATCTTCAAGATGCAAGACGCAAGCTGGGCAATCTTGCAGCGCGTGCAATGTCATTACTTGTCCTCCTTTATGTGTCTCATTAATTGATGCCCAAGAAATTCGGTATATGCAGGAGGAATTGCTTCAACCAATTCCTTCCAAATCATCCAATCAATCCCCATTGCAACTCGCGCTTCGTCCATTGAATCTGCAGTTTTACCGCCCTTTGGAATATCGTCTCGCATTGATCCGTAAATTCCAACTGGGCGTCCTTGCGTCTTATGATCGCAGACGGATCCTGTTAATGCAATGTTCGATTCGAACCTTCGATGTCTCCGAACCTTCAGCCCAAAAGATGATCCACACAATTGCACAGGATCAATAAGCGGCGCGCCCGGCACATTCTCGATAATGTACGGAAGCCCAGATGCAATTACGCCAGCTCTCGTCTCTGGAATCAAATCGATTTTGTCTGTTGTTTTCCCTTGAGCATTGCGAAGATGCTGCGTAATGCTATGTGTTTGACACGGAGGCGAAGCAACGATTGCATCAAAGCCCGCAATAAACTCTTTATCGTTGAGAGCTTCTATTGCGTCTCGCTGTATGAATTCAAAAGGGTAGCGTTTCTGTTTTGCGATATCAATGCCGACAACTTCAAACCCAGCGCGGCTATATCCAACAGACGCGCCGCCAGCTTTGCAGAATAAATCAAGCATTCGCATTATTTGTCCTCCGCTCTTTTCGAATTGATTGCTGTCCAGGTAAACTTATCAGCCCAAAGACCATTGCGTTCAGTCTTAGCGCACGGGTTGCAAAACACTCTACCGTCAGAGCGCAGCTGTTTAGCATTGCGATAACACGGGCGGCCCGCGTTGCAATTCATCCCATCAGGGCTAAGCTTAAGACGCGTGCAAAGAATTCTTCGATCAAGCTGCAACATTATTTGTCCTCCTTTATTGCTGTCTTAGAATCGCAATCGTTTCTGCAACTCTGACAGATCGAGCGGCGTTTGTGTCTCGCTCTTTGCTGCAACAATCTTTGGCAGCTTTGCATTTCGCTTTGCAACTTTTGCATTTACATTGTCAGAGTGTGCAGCTACTGCAGCAAACATCTTTTCGTAGTTGATAGCTTTGCGCTTTGCCATTTTATCCTCCTTTGTTGCAGCTCAACACGAGCTGTCTATGACAATCTTACATTGTCTGCAAGCGTTTGTGGCAGCTGTTTCCTGCAGGAGAACATTAAGTTTTCTTAACAATTCTAGAACAGATGTTCTATCGCTTATTGCTACATGTTGCAATAAGACTAACGCAAGCGCAACAGATATTCGCTCGCTACTTCGCCTGTTTCAGCTTCAAAGAATAACAACCATTGTCCGGGTTCGCCACTCGCGCCCACAACTTCATTAGCGAATCGATTGTCCGATTCAAGAGACGGCGAACACCATGTTGTGATCTTGCCATCCGCCAACACCAATCGAGCTGGTTGATGCCAATGTCCAAACATTAGATAGCGAAATGGAAACATCGAGACAACCCAGCCTTGCGCTTTCTTTGCAACGCCGTACCACGGCATGCCAAGCCCACCGCGGAATTGATCACCATGCACCAACATAACGCGCTGTCCTGCAATCATGTCCGTATCGTACCAATGGCGCGCGCCCTTGGTGTAGCTTTCGCTCCAATCAATGCGCTTAGATTCGCCAACAAGTTGGCGCGCAACATTCATGAGCATTGCATCCGCATTCGATTCTGGCGAATGGTCGCCGTAGCGGCCCAAACGACCATGGTTGCCGATAGCACCACGCACCGTAATTTTAGGAAACAGCGCAGACATGCGGCGCACAAATGTTGCAAGCAACTCTGCGCCCTTAAAAATCTGCAGATACAATCCGCCTGGTTCTACTTCATACGCTTGTCCAGGGAAGATGTTGCCGTCCGATTCAACAAGATCGCCCGTAAGATAAATGCGAAGATCGTCCACAGGATGATCCTTGCGCTGAATGGCAACAATCGTTTCAATCTTTTTAGCGAGCAATTCAAGGCGTTGTTCGGCAACTTCGATTGAGTAGCTCTCGGTAAACTTACCAAGCTGCCAATCTGAAAGCTGAACGGTGGCAATTTCTCGCTTACCCTTGCGCTTATCTGGCTTTGGTTCTGGTACAGGCTTGATGCGAATACCTGCGGCTGCATCTTTCGCAGCTCGATAGACAGCTTCAACCAATTCACCTTGCGCTGCATCGCGCTTCGCAAGACGGCGCAGCGCGCGCGCATGCGCATTCTTTAATTCTTCAAGCTCGTTAATAATGGCGAATTCATCAGACATTAGAACACCCGCATTCCTCTCTGCGATGCCGTCCAACGCTACTTGTGGAGACCACAATGCCGCGTGCCTTCAGCCATCGCCATATGGTGCGCGTCTGCAACTCTGCCGCAGATAACGCCTCGTCCAATTTGGACATTTCCTCTTGAGAAAATCGCAGCTTCGCTACGCCATACCAGCACAGCGGGCCTTTCTTTTTCTCATAGCGCGTAAATTCATCGAGCATGCGCGCCCTCATAGCTGCAATGTTCAGCGCGAGAATACGCGGCGAAGCTTGCGCCGCTATCTTAACGCTTACTTAAGCGCATACCTAATCCGGAGTCCATGTTCAGTTCTTGCGCAAACCAAACTTTGTCTGATCGGGATCCAAGAATTTCACAATGGTTTGCAGCGCGCTTGCAATGCCCGCTGAGACGATAACGCGAAAGTCTCCGCCATCAATATCCAGGATTGGAATGCCCAGCCCAAGAGCCACGCTGATTGATACCAAGAGGAAGGATCGAGCTGCGTCCAAGAGAGCTTCATCCACATTGGTTGTCTTAAAGATGTAAACGATTGCCGCTTTGATTCGATTCATGGTTCCACCTACTTTCTCTGTTGCTTTTGCTGCGTTGATCACAATGCCGAAAGCATCGCGCACCAATTCTTCAACTTGAGCTGGCGTAAGCTTTGCTTCCGTTTTCGCTTCAGCGCGTGCGTCCATTTGCTCATCGAGCGCAACGCGCGTTGTGGCTGTGGTGGACGCGGCGAGGAGTTGCGCCTCGCGTTTCGGTGCAGGCGCCATTGCTGGTGCCGCTGCCGCTTCTACTCGCGCCCGTGTTTTGTAAGTAATGATGATGATGTGTTTATGAGCTGCCCCCGGCTTGCCCTTAGCAATCGCAAGCAAATCAGCTTCCGTAATCTTAAAGCCAAACTGCTCTTTTGAATCGCGCTCATCTTGCGTTGGATCAGCCCATTGCCAGCCGTCTGCATCATCGTATGCTGCCGTGGTCATGTGGCCGTATGTGCGCGTGGGTTGCTTTTGCTTTACCCACCACCAACGCTCCCAGCGCAAATGCCATTTGCTGCGTGCATTCTTTGGATAACCAATCGGTGCTTGAACCCACACGCCCAACGCTGCGCCGCTCTTGGCTGAATCGATTGCATCTTTCCAGCTGGTTGCGTAGCGCGCAGATGCGCCAAGTACCTTTGCTGTTTTAATCAAATCTGCAAGCGAGCTGCCGTTATCTGACACGCCTTGTTTTTCAACGCGCTTTGTAGCTTTCGCTTTGGCAGCAACGCCCTGCGCCGCAGTAATGTCTAGTTCATATTTACTGGCCCAAGAAACCGCGCATGCAATCGCGCTTGGCCCGCAATCGTCCAAGATGCCTTGCTTAATGGCTTCCTGGTCCGTGTATAGCTGTGATTTAACGCGCAGCCGCATATTACTTTCCTTGTCCGTTCATCCATGCCAAGAATCCGCCAAGCCCGCTGACACCCAGCAATGCAATAACAAACTTGGCGAGACGATATGCGCCGCGCGTCTCTGCCATTTCTACTTTAATTTCCGCAAGATCGCGTTCGATTCTGTCGAGACGCTTTAAAATTTCTGTATTCGTTGCGCGCTCTGCCATACTATTTCTCCAGCTCGCTTAATCGCTTTTCAAGATCATTAACGCGCGCATATAGCGCAGCAATTAATGCCGTTGGATCAATCGTATCAATGCGTCCTTCGGCATCGTAGCCAACAGCATGCGTAAGTCCTGCAGCTGCAACTTCTTCTGCAATAAATCCAAGACGCGTTGCGCCAGATTCATCCTCAATTGTTGATTCGTAATGTCTCGGCTTAATCTTTTTTGCAGCTTCAAGCACCGCATCATCCGCATCGACAATGTTTGTTTTATAGCGCGCTGAAGATGTGTTGCGCCTTAGTGTGTAGTTTGTTCCTGTATTCAATGTCCAGATTGCGGCGTTCGTTGTTGCTGTTGTTGTAGGAATTGCATCGCAGAGAAGACCTGTTCCGTTCAATGTGCTATCGCTATTGATTGCGCCCGTAAAATGCGTGTATGTTCCATCGTCATAAATATAGCGGCTAGCAGTTGTTCCGTTCATTGGATAAATACGCTCTGCCAGAATATAGGCATAATCGTTTGTTGCGCTGCCGTTATAAAAACGGAAGCTGTTTGTTCCTGTCATCTGAATGCCGCCGTAGAAGGTGCCATCGTTGGCGCGCCAAAGGATTCGCGGCGCTGTTCCTCCACCGTCTTGAACGATAAGATCGCCGCCGTCTGAAATAACGGATAGGTCTCCAGTGTCTCTGATTGCCCCAACATTTAGTGTTCCAAGAATTGTGCCGTCTGTTGTGATGGTTACGCCAGTAGCTGCAGCAATATTAACCGGGCCGTCGCTGTTGATGTCTACATTATCTGTTCCACTAATATCGACATATCCGCCAGACGATAAAGCAATTACGCCATTTGTATTTGTCGCCGTTAAATTAATGTTGTAATTGCTAGTGGACGCATTGCTTTCCATTGTGAAGCTCGGATCCAATGCTGTCTGCGGGTAGACTTCAAAAATAAGATTATCGTTCTGCATGATCCACGGTTGCCCGCTTGGGTTTTGCAGAGCTGGAAAAGCAATTGCGCCCTCGCTTCGAGCAATGCGCGTTTCCAAAATTGGAACGATCACCGCTGCAGCAGGCGATGTTGTTGGAACATCAACCTTAATTGAAAGCAAAATGAATGCAGCTTTTGCATCAGGCACAATCCAATTGGTGAACAATGATTTGGTTGTGAGCGTTGATGCAGTCTCGTTCGCTGTTGCGCTAACGGTCAGCGCGTTCAAATCTGCATCAACAGCTGTAGCAGTTAGCGTAATTTGAACGCGCGTTTTATCTGTTGCGCCACCTGTAGTTGTTCCAACATACACTTCTGGATGATATGCGCTGCTGCGATTTGCATTGCCGGCAATTGGAACATATCGCTTCAATTCAAAAGCTGAACCAACGCCCGCGCTTGCAGCTGCGGTAAGTGTCAATGCGTTGCCGCTTGCAGTTGTTGCGGATGCAACAATTGCTGCGCTGATTGTTGGAGCGGAACCAGTCTGAACAATAGTCCAATACGGCAACGGATTATCTTCTGCAGTAATTGCGGCAAGCGGGTCCTGTGGACCAAGCGCAAAGTCTCCATTGGCAACATTGGATTGGATTTCTCGCAATGCAGCAGGGCCAAACAGCAAAGCTTCGCCAGTATCTGCAACGCCAGATAGCAAAACATTTCCATCTTCAGAAATAACGCCTCCACCGAAGCCAGCAATCTGCGCATTATCTGATCCAAATTTTTCGTATGCCATCAGCCAACCGCCTTTCTCAACCATCGACCGAGCGCGTCCATTGGCACACGCTCGCATGTGAAGTCAAATTTACGAATCATTGATCCAGCTTCAAAGGACATTTCCATCTGTTCAATTCTGTAAAGCCCGTTTAGGTCCAAATCGGCAGACACAATGGAAACATATTGACCAGCTTCCCAATTTGTCAGCGCGTAGCTCGATGGGCCTGTTTGCTTGTAGCCTTCAGAGTATCCATAAACATTGGTGCCGCTATCAGACGCGCCGCGAATGCTAAATGAAATGCTACGCACCGGCGCAGCTCGATTCGGATAAGTGTTCGTGCCAAAGTATCGCTTGGAATAGTTGGTGATCTTGTCGCTCCAGTAAGTTGGCGAAGCTGCCTTGCCTGGCGCAGGATTAACTTCAACAATAGATTCTGGGCGCAATCCGTTGCGCGTTGTCATGCCTGCACCGTTCGGCGCAGCTGCATCGTATACGCGCGAATACGGATCGGTGACCGTGTACACGCCGCCGCTAATCTTGGAGTCCACTTTGCTCCAGCCTTCAGACATCACAAAATTAACTTTCTTAACGATTGAGTCATGATCAAGAGAAACACTAAGATCCCGCGGCGCAATCGTTGATGGTTGCGCTGTTGTGTTAAAGCTTGGCGTTGTGATGATTTTAAACGGCGCATCTGCATATGTTGGCGTGCTGCTGACCGTTTGATATGCAATCTGTCCAGACGGCTTTACCCAATAGCGACGCTGCAAGCCGTCTTCGCTCTGCGCAGCTTCCTTGATTGTGTCCATGAATGATCGAAGCGTGCCGGGCTTGGTAAACTTCTGGCGTCCAATCGTTGCAGCTGCGCTTGATCCATAATCTGGCGTGGTGTTAGTTGCAACCATTAAGCGATTTGCGGTCCGCCCAGTTGCAGAGACACGGCCCATTGCCTCGTCCGCTTTTGAAACGAGCGCAGTCATGATTGCTTGGTCCGTTGAGCTGGAAATGCCAAGCGCAAATGCCCAGGTATTCTCAAGCGAATAAATGCCAGATGGGTCCGCCTTGCGGCCCTTGTTCACAATGATTTTATCCAAGAAAGAAACAGCTGGAGAGACGGTCACCGAAGCGCGCGTGCCAACGCCGTTCTCCGCAAGACGCGCTTCGATCTGCGTAATGTATCCAAGAAATGTAGTTGTGCCGCTTACTTGAAAACGAACGCGCGCATTGTCATAAACATTGCCGCTCTTCCACCACGGGCCGCCCACGGGCGTTTTAACTTGCATGACATCGAACGAGAATGATCCGCCTTCGCCGCTCGCATCTTGCTTCAGACGCACGCTGACAGGATCAACCCACGGCGTGGTCGGGCTTGCAGTTGAGTAATCATCAAGAATGTTTGCGCCGCCGTTTACTCCATCAACGAGAATTGCAAATGGATGCGTTGCCATTTATCGCCCATGTCCTGGCAGCATATTGCCGAGAGAGTCTCGAACCGTTGCATCAAATTCTTTTTGGCCAACATACACTTTGAATTCAGGTGGCCCATACGATGTGCCAAGATTTCCGCCAGCATATGTTGGCACCATTGCAGGCGTGCCGGTCGGGAGCGTAACCAATCCAAGCTTGTCCAATCCGAGCGCATGCGCAAGATGATCTGTAAAGCTCCAGTTTTTCATGCCAGCAATTTTGTCTTTCACTCTTGTTTCGGCGGCCTTATCGCCAAACAAAGAGGACCAGTTATCAAAATAACTTCCTAGCTTCTCTGGAATCTGTGCGAATTGTCCAACCATTGCCGCTGCGGCAACTAGCGGAGCAAAACTGAATCCTCCACCAGTTGGTGCAACAACAGGGGTTGTGCCAGGAGTTGTTCCAGGAACCGTACTTGGAACAACATTCATTGGCACACTCTTGAACAGCGCAAAGAATTTGGTAACCGCTGCGCTAGTTAGCGAAGCTGTCATGCCTTTAATAATGCCTTCGAGAATCCCTGCGCTTGCAGTTGAAATGAAATATGCTTTGATTGGATCAACGCCGCTTGCAAGCAAGTTAGTAGCGATTGCACCGCGAAGACCACCGAACGCTGCGGAAATACCAGTAATGGCTACACGAATTGCGCCGCCCGGTCCAAGCACGCGATCAGCTTCCTTGCCAACCCCTTTAATGCTATCGACAAAATCACCGAATTGCCGAAACAGGCTTGGCAGTTTTTCTTCAGCTGCAGCAATCCAACCTGGCAACTTTGCAAGGAATTTGGTCACCAACTTATCGGTAAACTTTTGAATGTCTGGCGTTGCAGCCTTGATGTAATTCCTAAAACGCTCCAAGAATGGCTGCAAGCCCTTAAAGAGCTTGGTTACCGCAGGGAGAAACGCTGCGCCAAAAGATTCCTTTAGTTCTGCAGCTTGAATGGAAAGCGTAGTAAACGCGCCTTCGGCTGTGTCTGCGTAGGCAGCGGCGGTGCCGCGCGTCTTATTAAGAATTGCGTTGAGAGCTTCTTGTCCTTTAATGCCTTGCTTTGTAATACCAAGATTCTTAAGAGCTTTGCCACCGGTGCCAGCGTATGCTTTACCAACAGCAAGCGTTGCATCTGCGAGACTCATGCCCGTTGCGCGCGCAAGATTCATTGCCGTTGTCTGAATCTTTTGCGCAATAGAATATTTCTTGGTAAAGCGTGTGCTTAATTCAACGCTTGAGCGCACATCATTATCTGTAAAGCCCAGCTTTTGAGCTGCGGCAATTTGCTTATCAATTGCAGCGGTTACGCCTTCAGTTGCCAGCCCGCGCGCTTTCAGCGTGGCTAGCAGCTTTGCTGTCGAAGCTTCATCTGCGGCAGCACCTTGAATTGCGCGCGCTGTAAAGTAGGCAATGCCGCTTGCCAGACCTGCAACGCCAAGCGCAGCTTTCTTAAGATCAGCACCGACCGTTGCGGCAATGCCGCGCGTGCCAGTTAGGTTTTTATTAATGTTTTTGAGAACGCGCGAAGCCGCATCTTTAGCAACAATCGAAAAATTAACTGATCGTTCGCCAGCTGCCACTATCGCTTACCCCGCTTCCACTTCATGATGGTATCGTTGAACGCCTCGTTATTGAAGAACGCTTGAATGGTGCTTGCGTATGCTTCAAGAGCTTCATTCTGCAAATCGTTCTTATTAGTTGTGCGAATAACAAATGGGTTAGGCGCAACGGGCTTAACAGCCTTAACGCCGTTTTGCGTTGTGCGCTTGCCGTATCGGCCCGTGGTGACGAACCAGCGGTACCATGCGCCATTCTGTGATTCGCGCGATGCGCCAGCTCGAACGCCGACCACCGCGCCCGGTGCTTGATACTTAGCACGGCGAGCCGCAACAGCTCTGCGCAGACGGCCAGTATCTTTCGGCGCAGCTGCGCGCATTGGATTAACAAATTTTTTGGCAGCGTTGAGCGAAGCAATGTTGCGCAGACGCTTGCTCGCTGCAAGATTTGAGCATTCGAGAAATGCAAGCTCCGCTTTCTTCCATTCATTGGAAGGCGCAATGCTGAGAGTAAACCCTGCGCTGCTCTTAGCGGCCATTGTTTACCTCCCTTGGTTGCATTTCACAATGTAGAATCCAAGCGCGCATAACATCTTCAACCGGCGCTTCGGCTACTTCCCAAGGAAACTTGCCAAATTCTTTTGCGAGAACCTGGAAGATTATTTCAGCTGAAGGCGCAACAGATTGCCCAATGGACAATCTGCGCGCATCCAGCTTTACGCGTTTGGGACTTCAGCAATAGCGGCAGTCCACTTCTCCATTGTCTGCGTTAGCGCCGTAATCGGCGCATCCAATACGCTTTCAACGGCGTTGCCGTCTGCGTCTTTAAAGTTATGCGAGAGAACGAGTTTCTCGAATGCGGCAAACTGCGTTGCAGGATCACCCTGCAGCGCGATTAGAATGCGCGCGCTTACACTTCTGCGAAGCTGCGCATTCCAACCTGCAAATTCACCTTCAAGATTTACAAGAATAACGCCATTGGACATTATGTCCTCCCTTGCTATTTATTATGGACGCACCGAAAGCGGTGAATCAACATAAACCTTAATGCTCGCTGCGCCACCGGTCGTATCGTACGCGGCCGATAGGCTGACCGTGTTAAGCACCATGCCATCAGATTCCGAACCAATGGTGGTTACCGAATTGACAACAAAGCTGCCAAGAATTGTAAGACCATAACCATCTGCCGTTAGCCCCTGAATTCGCAGGAACTTCTGCGTGCCAGCGGCGCTGAACGGGAAGGTGCTGGTTGCGGATGCGTTGCTCGCAATCGTAAGCTCAAGCGTTGCATCGAGCGCGCCCGTGTAGGCAACGCCACCGAAGTTTACTGAACCGCTCATTGCCATAACTGGTGCAAGCCCAGGCGTAAGCGTAAATGTCCAAGCCGTTAGGTAGCTTGAATACTGCGTTTCGCCAGCGCCGGCCTTAGTTGGATAGTTTGTGTCGGTGTAAAGCTTGAACAATCGACCAGGCACAAACGGCTGCGCAGATACTGCAGCTGTGGATGTATCGCTCGTTGCAGCAACATTGCGCGCAGCGTAGGTTACCCCACCCTGAAGCAGGCCGCTCGAATCTGCAGAGAGCGTAATTTCCGTTGGCACGCAGCCATCGGCAATAAACTTTTGTACGCCGTCTGTAGCGTAAAGCGAATATGTCTTTGCCGTGTCCACATCAGTCTGCGAAGGCACATAGGCCCACTCATAAATGCCGGTGTTATCGGTTGGCGTAATGCTTGCAAGAGCATCGAAGAACAGCGGCAGATTGCGCATTGAAATATTCGAAGCTGCAATGTTTACCGTTGGCGCCTTCTCTGTAATCGTTGCAAGATTTGAGAGACGCGAGCTGCGAACGCCAACCGTTTTATCGTCGCCAAGATCAACCGTAATGCCGGGATCAATCGCGCCGATTGCATCGCTGAAAAGAATTTCCCCGTTTGCATCACCGAAGGATGCAGGCGTACCAAAAGCCGCTTCGCTCTTGGCAACAATCTTAGTAAACTGCTTGGCACCAAGACCAATGGCCATTTAATTACGCTCCTTCTTCGGCTTATCTGCCGAATCTTCCAACTTGCTTTCAACAACATATGTTGCAAGCTTTGAATTAACGAGACTTGCTGCAACATCTGCATCAAGCTCTGCAATAACACCCGGCTGCGGCAAATGCGGGTAGTGTGCTTCCGGGTACGGATCCACCGCAATAATCTTTTTACGGGCTGACATTAATAACCTCCAAAATTGAACATTCGATGGTTGCGCTAATCGTTAAATATTGCGTGTCTGCGTAAGTGTCTGTGCCAATATCGGTTGCTGTGCAGCTCGCTTGCGCAACGAGACCATCACCAAGTGTTGTATCCCCAAGCACCACATCGCGCAACCATGCGCGCCATGTCAGCAAATCTGCATACTTGCGCTGCATGTCCGCTTGCTCATTCACATATAAAACGGCATTGATTGTCAGCACCGTTGTGCGATTGGACGCTCCATAACTTATCGTATCGGATCCTGGTACGAGAACAACAGCTGGCACAACCGGCACATTGTCAGGTGGTGTTGCGTGTACAGCTCGCAGCGCATATCCTGTTGGTGGCGTAGCAGCGGCAATGCGCGATGCCAACGCCTGATGAATTGTTAAATCGTTCATACTCCGCCAACCATGCCGGTTCGATTGCGATAATTCTCCAACAACAGCTGCGCTTCTGGATGCAGAGCGCGCGACATTCGCAACACGCCGCCAAGCTCTTGCGATCCGATCACCCCGAACGGCGCAGTCCGTGAAGACCACACAGCGCCGGCTTGAATCAGCGCAGCTTGCTTAACTGGTACTGGAACAGAAGGCCAACCGAACACGCCAACAACCTTAACGCCAAGATATCCAAGCGGAAACAATTTTGTATCTGAAATGTTGGTGTCAATTTCTGTATATGGTCGAGCGTCTGTCGCAGCATTGCGCGGCGACAGAATATAATCCGTTGCGCTCCAGGTCGTCTCATATGTGCCGTCGCCATCATCGTCTGTTTGCAGCGTTGAGACAGAGACAATTGGATCCGTTAGAACATATGTAAGCGCATTGGTTGTGTAGTAGCGCGTTTGGCTTGCAGTCTGACCAAAACCAACCTTTGAATCCACAAAATTATTAATCAGCTGGTCCGTCGCATCAAGAACAGATTGAAGCGCGGTGTCGTCCGTGCTATCTGTAATGCCCAAACTGGATTTGAATTCTGCCAAGGTTGCATAGCTCATTAGTTGTTTCCAATCTTCAGAACATAGGCAATTTCTGTGCCGCTCGTACTGCAGCCATATAGCTTCGCATTTGCAGGCAATGAAATGTCAATCGTGCCATCATGATCAAACAAAAAGCCGTTTGCCGTGGTCACATTCGAATCGCCAAGATAAATCGTGTGTTGCTGCTCTTTATGAATCAGCACGCGGCAGCCGTCTGTGTCTGCGCTTACAAGTAGCGTTGGCGTAGTTAGACATGTGATCTGCGCATTCGAAATGTCTGCCATTTACTTGCTCGCTTTCCCGCGTTTTACCACGCGCGTTTTAAGTGTTGCTGTCTGCGTATCATTTACAACTTGCGCGCGCTCTACGAGCGGGATTTCCTGCTCTGGCGCAGCGACAGCGTAGCTGTGGCGAATCATGCATTGCGCTTCGCTCTCTGGCAGATCGACAATGCCGCCAATCGGTGGCCACGATACGCCATTGCGCGTGCCTGTTATCTGCATTCGCATCTTAATTTTCATGCGTCCTCCGAAGTTATGCGGGAGAGAGCTTGCGCTCTCTCCCGCTTGGTCCTCAACGCCTAACTAATTGTTAGACATTCGCTCCCTTGAAGCTCTTAACGGCGCTTGCTTCAACAAGACCGGTCACGCCACGCACCTGGATGCGGTAGGTGATAAGCCCGTAATTGAAGGCAAAGTCTGCCGAGCTGGCGATGTCCACGCCACCAACCAAAACCGTCTTGATGGAACCGAGGTCCCCGAAGACGGCGCTCAAGGCCTCATCGCCGGTATCGGCAAGAGGACCGCTATAAACTGGGAAACCAAGAATCGTGTCCGGTCGCGTAAGATCGCCCGGCACAAAGATTGGTCGGTTCTGTGAATCCAGAAGCTTCATCACGCCGCCCATGGTGGCATCGTTCATGATGAAACCGCGCTTTGGCGCGCGGCGGTACTGCTGCTTCACGGAATAGATCAGATCCACCAAATCGGCGTACACCGGCGCAACGGCTGCGCCCTGCTTGCCGACCGTCGCCGCGGCGGCAACTGCTGGACCAGCAACTGCACCGTGGGCGATGGCTACTTCCTGACCGGCCTTCTCCGCCACGAAAGCGGTGATGTCGAAGGCAGCATCCTGCACAAGCTCCTGCGAGACCTGAAGCAAGGTTGCATACTTCGCCGGGGTGAGCGCCAGATTCGAAAGCGTGCCATCGGACTCGCCAATTGCACCGGCTTCGGAAACGGCAGCGGCCGTACCAAGAGCGGTCACACGCGGAAGAAGAATCTGATTGCCGTTGGTTGCGCGGATAATATCCACGACATCGGCGTTAAGGAACGGATTCACCTGGCCAGCAACAACATTAACCATTGCAGCTACCGAGACCGGATTGCCAAGACCCGTGGACTTGGTCACATCGCGGTACTCAAAGGTGCGCTCGCCGCCCTCGCGGCCAAGGCGGCGAAGCTCGGCAGCCTCATCGGCCTCCGTCTCGCTCTTTGGCGCAATCGCGGTCGTAAACTCGGCGCGGACGGCATCGGCGGCCTTGCGGGCCTCAACGGCATCCTTCTCCGAGCGAATAGCGGAAGCAAGCGTAGTTGCCTCATTGGTGAGAGCTTCGAAGCGGGCCTGGGCCTCGCCGGTCAGCGTCTCGCCCTTGTCTGCCGTAGCGGCAACAAGGTCTGAAGCCTCGGTGAGGAGGCGCGCTCGCTTTTCAGCAAGCTTCTGAATGTCAGCCATTTCTTTCTCCTTAATTGTTTTTTTACCAATATGCTTTCAGCGGGATAACTTGAACGGGCGCGCCTACGCGGGCGGCGGGGTTCAGTCTCGTGGCTTACAGCGTCTCGCTCTCCAGCTCGGCTAGCTTGAGCTTTGCCGCAGCGATGCTGGGGTCCAATTCTGGCCGCGCTGGCGCGAGACGCGCACGCACGGTGTCCAGGACCGCAACTTCATCTTCGGACAAGCTCTTGCCTGCCTTGACGGATTCGAGCGTAGAAATAAGGCGTTCGGCTTCAATGCCGATACGCGGCGCGGTGATCTTTCGAACAGCTGCAAGACCAGTTGTTGCAGGATATGCAGCTCGCTGTCCTGGCGAAAGAATGGACGCTTCAATCAAATTAACTTCCTTAAGCTCGCGGTTCTCGCCGCTCCATGCATCGCCGCCCTTTGGAACGGTGAAGCCGAAGGACATGCCTGCCGCGGCTGCCTCGTGTGTCAGCATCGAAATAACTTTTGCTGCGTCTGGATCAGTTGGATCCAACTTCGCTTCAACGCGCAAGCCCTTGGAATCTTCCTCAAGCTTCAGTCTACCAGATGCGGTTGTTGCAAGCGCGCGCGTCTCATCATGACCGAAAAGGAAAGAAACAATCTTCTGTCCAGCGTTTGCGCGAGACAGCGAACGCTTAAATGCGCCTGGCTTAATTACTTCAGTAAACGGAAGCCCTGCGCTTGGCGAATCGAACAGCGCGGCGTAGCCAGAGAATGTGCGCTGTCCATCTTCGCTTTCAGTAATCTGGAATTCGCCCATGTCTGCAGAGCGCGTTTCAATTTCCTTAAACTGCGCGCGCTTTGGATCTTCAGCTTCAACCATTTCTTGTTCCATTTCCCTTTCGTTATCTTCAGCGGCAATGAGACGATCAGCCCATGCCAAAACTCGATCAGCGGATTCAGGATCAGTAGTTTCAACGCCCCACAGAAAGCCTGCAACAGCACCTGCACCAGGGAAATCCTCGTTGCTGCTATCGCTATTCTGCGGCACGCCTTCCCAATCGCCGCGATGACGGCGAATCCACGCAGCCATACGGACGAGCTTGTCGCTATCAACGCGATTATCGGCAAGCTCTCGCGCTTCTGCGACCGTCTGCGGTTGCAGTCCATCGCCGGACAAGCCCTGCTCGTGCCATTCTAGCCCCTTGCGTGCAGCTGCGCGCACATATTCTGGAACGCTGTAGCTTGCGCGCTTTTCAATACCCACATATTCAGATGGCGAATAAGCTTCAATGTCAAGACGGCTTGCCATTGCGCGAACATCTGCATCGTTATCGATTGCATACTCCAGCTCGTCGCCGTATTTCTCTTTAAGCAATCCATATTTATATTCTTTGAAAGCAAGACCCGTAGCAAACGGTGTTCCTTCAAAATCGTTTAGATGAATTTCATCAACGCCAGCAACGCCGTATTCCTGCAACCATGCGCGCGTTTCTTCCAGTCTCTTAATGTCTCTTGCGGATACCACAATAAGCTGCAGATCGCCTGACATTACTTGTTCATTCAGCGCATCAATTAGCAACTTGTTTGGCTGCTCGTTATCAAGAACAAGCGTGCCGTCCAGATCGGTAATCAGATAACTCATTTTTGATTCTCCATCTGCACGGTGACCGGCGCGGCGCCCGTGTGTCGAATTGGTGGCAAGCCCGCAATCTTTGCGCTGTCTGTAGGTTCGAATCCAGCTCGGACAAGAATACCTGCAGTCTCTGCGTCGCTGCGCGTTGAGTCTTCACCAGCAACGCCAATGTTGAGCGGAATGCGGAAGTCATCGCCCGATTCGCCGATTGGCGCACGATCTTCCAGCTGCCTAATTTCATTGACCGATAGCCAGCCATTGTTCAAGGCAACTGCATAGGCGTTGAATCGTTCAGCTGTTGTTGGGCGTAGCAGCCCGTCCAAATTAAATTTAACAAATGTGGTTTGACCAATTACAAGCCGTTGAAATGCAGCTTCCAGCCGCGCGATAAGTGGCCCAAGGCCAAGGCGCAGCCATTCAATGGAAACAATTTCCACGCTGTTATACGAGGAGTTGCCGCCAGGATATTGGAGAAGATGCAGCGGCACGCCGTAGATTCGGCCAACGGCTTCCACGCCCCAATGCATGGTTTCAACCAATTGCAAATCGCTGATCTTCGCGCTCAATTGCTGAAAGTCTGCGCCGCCGGTAATAACGGCAACGCGATGCATTTTCTCGATGCCTTCATGCCGGCGTCCGAATGATGCGCGCAATTGTTCCGCTTGATCAGATGTCAGCTCTCCCGGGACTTTGATAATGCCGGAAGGTGCGGCGCCTTGCTCGTAGAACTTGGCGCTAAAACGCTGCGTAGCGGAGGCAAGCCCAAGCGTTTCGCGGTGATGCTCAACCGGCGAAAGACCGCGCAAGCTCTCCCCTACGCCAGCAAACAAAACAATATGCAGAATGTCATCCGGCCCATGTGTGCTTGATCCTTCAAGCGTCTTAATTGTGTATTGTGGCGTGCCGTCTGGTAGTTGCTTAACTTCAACCTTACGCGGATCCAGAACGCGGACTTCCACAACATTGCCGGTCGTGTCTCGCAATGTTAAAAGGAAGGCGTTGCCATCGAGCAAAAGACTGGTAACCGTTCGATGTCGCAAATCAAATCCGGTATAGTTGGGGTTGTTAGGGATTGGATTGTCCATCCATCGCGGACGCGCAACTGGTCGGCGCGTTCCTGCGTCTCGAATATATGCGCCCCACGGAAGCGCGGACACCGTGTCGGCGTACAACTTCACCGCCGCGTATACCGCACCAATATCGGTTGCATTCTCCTCATTGATTGCAACTCCAGCTGATCGCGCGCCGTTGGATTCAAACCAATGGCCGTTCCAACCACCGCCAATTGCGCGCTCCTCTGATTCGCGTCCAAGAATCCGGTCAATCAGCCCCATGTTTTCTCCTACAGCTCAATGTATTCAACGCGCGCTTTCTGCGGCGTAGCTGGTGCGCTCTGCAATGTTCCTGCTCTACTATGTGCCATGATTGCCGCAACGGCAAGGTCAATCTTTTTATTCGAATGTTCTTTCCTCAACATCACACCGTGGCGCGATTGATACGGCGTAGCATTTGCAATGTGTCGCGCAAGGCGCGGATCGCCGTCATGCTTAACGCGCTTGTTCACAATCGCATCAAACATTGAAGATGTTGCCGGCACCATTCGGTTGGGTGTCTGCGGCATTTCAACTACGGGCAAGCCAGCAGCTTGCCAAACTTCCATTGAGCGTTGCCATCTGAACGGGTCGCAGACTAACTCTCTTACATCGTACAACTTCGCTAATTCCTCAACGCGCATTTCCACTTCCTCAATAGGCACGCGCCAATGATTATCGTCCAATGGCTTCTCCCAATGCCCTAAAACAAATAGCGCGCGGTCCGAAATACGCGCGGCAACAATAGCTGTCGAGTCATTGCTAAAGCTGCCGTCATAGCCAATAACAATTGCATCATGTGGTTCAAGTTTAAGTGTATCGTCTGCGCATGCTTCCCACGCGCCAGACGGCACCCAGCTCGTTGAGCTTGCCACAAATTCATTTAGCCGTTTGGTTCGAAACTCGCCTTCGGGCGTGCGCTTCTGCGCAGAAAGTAAATCATCAAATGCGAGAATCGGTGGATCAGAAAGCAAACCAGGGTTCGCTTCAGCCCATCGCTCTGGTTCTAGATACGCGCCCTCGCCCGCTTCCCACCATGCCATGCCAAGTGTTGTGTCCTCATGCTCGCCAGCAATGCGGCGTTTTGCGAGCTGGTACAGCGTGTGCGCAATGCTGTCTTGCCCAGTTGGATCAATGCGCGGTCCTGCCGTTGTAATTGCAACCATGATTGGCGAACGGCGCGCGCCCATTGAAAGCGACAGCACATCGAACAACTCTCGATTCGGCCACGCTGCAAGCTCATCTGCGATAACGAGCGATGCGCTTAAACCCTCTTTAGTAAATGCCTCGCTTGATAGCGCGCGATACACGCTTCCAGTTGCCTTGAATTCGAGCGCGTCTCGAAACACGCGAATTTGTCCATGAAATTCTGGTTGCAATTCTACTGCTCGTTTGGCGTGCGACATGACCAGCTTTGCCTGATCGCGGTCCGCAGCTGCGCTGTAAATTTCTCCGCCTTGATCCCCAAACAAACCAAAGTAAATTGGCAGCACCGAAATAAGGGCCGTTTTGCCGTTCTTGCGAGCTGCACCCGCGAGAAAGATTCGATGCGTAAATGTCTTATCCTCTCTGCGCGCTAATGCGTGCCGCAACAGATTGCGTTGCCAGTCTCGAAAGACGATTGGTTCACCGCTGCGTCCTGCAATGCTGTCTTTAGCAATTGGCACCAACGCTTCGGCAAAGTCTGCAACTTCATCGCCAAGCGAGCGCGCAAGATCAGCTTCCGGTGTAGGTGTCAGCCAGCGCGGTGGCCATGCGCTCAAGCTTCCCGCGCCCTGCGCGCGAATTCCTCGAGCTTGCTCCTGCTCTCGACCATGACCAGCCCCAGCTTTACCCGGTCGCTTGCTGTTAGCCCTAGACTTGCTGTCCATTTGCGGATTGAATCCTCCGTTGTGCTTAACATGCCCGCTGCCGGGTGTGCGTATGCATAACCTTTATCCGTATAAAGGACAGGTCCATCTTGCATCAATCGCGCAGCTAAGTCCGTGTGGCGTTCAATTGCTTTTGCAAGCATTGCAACGGCATCAAGATCACTAACTGCCAACCATTCGCCAGCTGCGGCCAAAATTCTTTCATAGGCTTCAGACGCAATTGGTCCAAGGTCGGTCGGTCGAGCTGCGTCCGCGAGACGCGGAAGCTGCGCTTTAATCTGCACAACTTGTCCGCGATTGCGCAGCGTGCCGCGTTTGGATTTAATTTCGTTTGGTGTTGCTTTCGGTCCCGGCATAAAAAATACCCCCGCCCTCTCAACCTGACAGCATGCGCCTGAGAC